TTTAACAGGCTTTACGCCACAATTAAAATACGCTATGCAACAAGCTGGTAAGAGTGGCAAAAACGGGAAATATGGTCAATTATTTGATGATTTAGAAGTGTATGAAGAAAGTGCAAGCCAAGCATCTGAATTCCTAGATAGTGGTGATTATCGCAGAATTACAATCAACGGTGTTAAGTTTGGTAAGTTATTTGACCTTTCCATGAAAGGTTTTATGAAAGCTGATGCTTATACTCGTAAGGTTGCTGCTATTCACGCATACGAAGAATACGCTGCTAAACATGGCTTAGATACTACTGATTTACACAATAAAAATCCAGAGGCTTACCAAAAGGCTATGGAATATGCCAAAGATTTTGTTGTAAAAACAAACTTTGACTATACAGATATTGACTCACCTCAGCTATTTACTAAATTTGGTACACTAGGTAAAACTATCTTACAATTTAAGAAGTTTGGCGTTAAGGAAGCTGAATTCTTATTCACAGCATTTAAGGGTCCTGACGGTTCCATTGACTATAAAGGTTTAAGTCGCTTTATGGGTATTACAATGGGTATGGCTGGCTTTATGGGCTTACCATTTATGAGTGCTGGCGACGATATGTTGAAATGGCTTACAGGCAAAGGCTTGACAGATAGAACAAAGGATGTGCTTTATGATTGGGCTGGTAAAGACCAAACTAAACAACGTATAGCTATGATGGCTATTATGGGTGCACCATCTATGTTCGGCGTTGATTTTAGTCGAAATGTTGGTTTTGGTGATTTAACACCTAGCAGTGGTAGTGAATTACTTGGTCCTACATTATCTACTTACGGTGCTCTTGGTGACGTAGCTAGAAATAGCCATGATTGGAAAGACGTAGTAACTGGTGTAGGTCATGCATTATCTCCACAACTTGGTAACTTCTATCAAGCGTATACAGGTAATATGCGTGATTGGAAAAACGCTGAAAATAAAGGTGCTTATACATCTGAAGAGCGTTTTATGAAATTGTTAGGTTTTAGACCTGTACGTGAGTCTGTAGAAAACGATTTGGCTTATAGACTTACTATGGCAAATCAAGAGCTTAAAGATGGAAAAAAAGAAGCTATTAATGACTTCTTGCGTGACCCATCTCCAGAAAACAAACAACGTATTAAAGACTTTGGGGTAACTGGTAAACAGCTTAGAGATGCAAGAGAATTAAAACAAATGTCTGCGATTGACAAGGCTAATAAATACTTACCTAAAAAATCTTCCGTGGAGGCTGATAAGGTCAAGAAACAAGCTAATGTTTATAACACATTTGTTGACGGTTTATATGATGGTATTGAGGAGGAATAATGGCTTTTTATACTCTAAATGATATTGCTTATTTAGCAGCTAATTGCCATGCCGACCAAGTAACCTTACATTGGAGTGGTGGGGGGTATGAAAATACCTCCCCTTACTACCACTTAAATATCTTAGGTGATGGTCGTGTGTGGTCTGATTTCAATAGTTTTGATGCTACTGGTAAACATACATGGCACCGTAATACTGGTAATATTGGTGTATCTATTCTTTGCTGTGCTGATGCAAGTGTAGATACAGAAGGAAATGTTCGATGGGGTACTGTACCACCAACTGACGCACAAGTTAATAAAATGGCTATGATTGTCAAAACAATTGCAGATGCTAAAGGTTGGGAAATTGATAAGGAACATTTCAAAACCCATAATGACTGGGCAATTATTGATGGATATTCTATCTATGATAGTGACCCTGATATGCGTTGGGATTTAATTGCGTTACCGCAAGAAGATGGAGACGGAGGTGCTATTATTCGTGGAAAAGCTATCTGGTATCATTACCATCCTGAAGAATGTAAAGATTAAGATTTATATTATTATTTTAATTGCATTATTTGCGTTCTGTGGGCTGTTTTATATGCTCCATAAGCAAACATACGTGGAACAACCTAGACCCACCTTACAGCCTAAAATAATGAACGAGAAGGCTACTGTAGGAACAAAGACTACCGTAGCTTACGTTCCAAAAGAGAGAGAATTGGTTTATGTAAATAATGTACCTACATATGTAAAAGAAGATACCGATGTAGAAGCTAATATTGAAAAGCCTGCTGTTACAGTTAAAGTAAATGGCAAGAAACAAAAGTTTGATTTACAACAAAATGAAACTCAAAAGTTTGAAGATGGTAAGGTAGTATTAGACCAAAAGTCTACTGTTGAATTTGACATTAAAGTACCAGAACGTCATGAACTTAACGTATACGGACAAGAGGAATTCCGTGCAGGTAAATTTCACAGTCAAGTTGGTATTGATAAACAAAATGGCAAATTAGTATACGGTGCAAAATACGATATTACAGATAAAGAACCTGTATATTATGTACGCTATAACTTAGTAAAAATGTATACCAATTAAAAATTTGACAAATTGATTTTTATATGTTACTATTACTATAGGCATATTAATCTCCTCAGTGGTGCAGTCAGAGGCAGGCTTGACGGCTCGCCTCGGCTGTGCTACAATCCTCACAAACCCAGCAACGGTGCGGTGTCAGCGAAGGTGTTGACATCTGACAGCTAGGGTGCTACAATGTGAGTAGGTGTAGAGCCACAGAACTCGCTCTACCGAAAGGAGAAAATTATGTCAAGAAAAAAGTATAAGATTAACAGAGGTACTGGAGTACATTTAGTAACACATAGTAGACCTACAGAAAAGATTGAAGTGTGTGGCGTATGTGAATTTGGTAAACCTACCAAAAATTATAAAGAAGTTTTCTGTACTAAAAAGAAAATCTTTAAACCAGTAAAATCCTCTCGTATTTTTAAATGCTTTGTTCACAAGCAGTAAATGAGTGAACCTCAAGCCTATCTTGGAATACGGCAGAGCGTTATTTCTGAACGGCAAATCATGGCACTAGGAAGTAAACGTATGATAGGTGAGAGTAAAGAAAACGCACTAACCAAGCGTAGTATACAGTGGCGTGTAATCACGCAAACATCGAGGTTCTGGAAAAACCGATGTAAAATAAATAACAGCACCCGTTTAGCGAGCGTGGTGGGAGGCGTGATAGGCTCAGTGGAACAGCTCCCTCGCAAACGTAAGATACCCCGTCCTGATGTGGCAACGATGAGAACCTAAGTGGTAAGGTACTAGATAAAGGCAGACCGAGGCTAGTTCGCAACACAGCGAAAATCGTCGTAAGGTGCAACGCACCAAGCCCCCCGACATGGGGGCAGTGCAATCAGCAGAGGATAGCGACAACCAGAAATTAAATACAACAATCAACTACGAAGTAGTTACAAACGAAGTGCGTAGTAACAGATATAGAGTAGATGCTCAACATTACTACCAATAAGTGATACCGTTACTTGGTATTCATAACTGGTGCGTTCGCAGAATATCTTCACTAGCGTTCAGATATTGATTAGTTGGTAATACACATAAAGAAAAGAAAATACGAACAGAAATATTCCTTCCTTGGTATTATCTACAACTACAGCAACTAACGATGTGAGTATTTCACCTAGCGTAGCGGTTATACAGTATCAGTATTTTAGGTATTTAAAACACTACCACTTTAAGCGTAATAACATTACTACAACTTAGTATATAAAACAAAGAAGAATAACATTACTCAGCGTAATATTGAATTACACTTCGTAATACGTTACACTTAATAGACCCCTTTATGGGGTCCTTTTTTATTTGACAATTTAAGTAGTATATGATATAATACAAGAAAGGAGGTATAATATGAACAGAGAAAAAGTAATTAAAGATATTGAAAGTTATCATAAAAGTTTAGGTAATCAAAGTTGGTTGCCTTATTATTTAGATAATTGTGAAACAGGTATTAGTTTAAATACTATTTCAGACTATGAATTATATAAAATTCGTGCTTACATGGAAGATGATTACGCAGATTTATAAGGAGATATTATGAGTAGATATAGAATATTTAGACCAATAAATTCACTTGATAATAATATGTTCACTACAGCGTTATCGTCGATTGCTAGAGCTTCACATAATTATGATAATGCATATGATGTTAATATTTCAGATAAACACTATCTTGTTGTGGATGGGAATATTAATATATCATCAAAGGGGCTATTAATAGAAGAACTTAGCATAGAACAGTTTATTCATATTATTGCTCCAAGATTAGTTCATATTGAATACAGTGAAGATGGTGATAAATTAAAATGTACTAACCTACATATTAATAAATTACTGAATGGGTTTGTTTGTGATG